GACAATACTTGGCTGGAGACGGCCCGGAAAGATAGGTAGCGCCAACATGGAGAGAAGCCACTCAAGAGAGTGGCTTCTCTTTTTATTGTTTTGGAGGAAGGGATATAGTGCAGGCTATCCTTTTTGGTTGGGTAAGATATATTGGTTCATATTTCGTTACGATCCGGTGAATTGAATTCAGTGGGGCAGTTGGAAGTACGTCACAAACAGATCGGATATCCAAATCAAGAATTTCTGAGTTTATTCAACAGGATATTCTATGAAAATTCTCGTATTTTATGTTGACAAACAGTACTTCAATATGGTAATATTATTCTTGCGTTTGAGAGTTAGACGTGAACTCATTATCCGGAGAGATGGCCGAGCGGTTGAAGGCACCGGTCTTGAAAACCGGCGATGTGAAAGCATCCGTGGGTTCGAATCCCACTCTCTCCGCCAACTGAATTTTTCCATCGACCTGCGGAAGTACCCAAGAGGCCGAAGGGGCTCCCCTGCTAAGGGAGTAGGGCGTGTAAAAAGCGCCGCGGAGGTTCAAATCCTCTCTTCCGCGCCAAGAAAAGCAAGAGAAAACATTGCGTTTTCCCTTGCTTTTTCTTTTATATCGTCTTGTTTTGCTAAGAAAAGTTCAATTCTTGCATTTCAGAAAATGCCTTTACCCCTAAGTTTACCCCAATTGGATTTTTTACCCCTAAAAACTGCGGAAAGAAGCTCCACCGGCTGGCTGACTGGTGGAGCTTTCTTTTATGCCTTTTTCAGCTTTTCATAATATGACTGCGTTCTTGCTGCGGTGTCCTTCATCATCTGTTCGGACGTGTGAGCATAGACGTTCAACGTGAAGCTCGCAGTGGCGTGTCCCATGAAGTCCTGCACACTTTTGATGTCCGCACCGCTGGCAATCATCACTGTGGCCGCTGTGTGTCGCAGATCATGCACACGAGCATCCGGGCGTCCGATGCTTGCAGCGATTTTCTTAAAATATTTGTAGAAGGTATGAATGGCAAGATGCGCACCCATTTCATCGGTAAAGACAAGGTTGTCGCTGTTCTTCCAGAGCTTACCGCCTTTGAGCTTGTTTTGCGCCTGCCGACGCTTTTCATCCCGAAGATATTCAAAGCAGAGCGGGGGCGGCTCGATCGTGCGCGGCTTGCCGCTCTTGGTGGTGTCGGCAATGTAGTAAGCGCCGTTCTTTTTCTTCTCACGCTGTAGCTGCTGACTGACGGTGATACGCCCTTTTTCAAAGTCGACCTGTGACCACGGGAGACCGAGCAATTCTCCCTCACGCAGACCGGCAAGCAGACAGACGGCAAGCGCGTTTCGATAAGGACTGTCCTCGATTGCTTCAAGGAACTTCGGAATGTCCTCATCACGCAGCGGCGCTATTTCGCGCTGTACCACCTTCGGCTGCTCTGCGGCGTCACAGGGGTTACTTACAATGATCCCCTGTTTCAATGCAACAGAGAGCGCCTTATGCAGTACGGCAGCGCAGTTCTTGACGGTCTTTCCGCTCAGCCCCTTCTTGGTCATGGCGTTATAAACCTTCTGGACGTGTGCGCCGCGCAGAGCTTGCAGCTCGATAGCGCCGATCTGAGGCTTGATGTAATTCTTTATACAAGCCTGATAGTGGAGGTATGTTGTCGGTTTGATCTTATTGGCGGCAAAGGTATCGAGCCATTCGTCAAGCCATTGCGCGACTGTCGTTTTTTGCGGTGTCAGATATGTACCGCGGTCGATTTCACGGAGAATGGCCGTCATCTGCTTGCGCACGGCGGCTTGCGTCTCACCGTAGATGCTGCGGCGGATCGGCTTTCCTGTGCCTGGGTCATTGCCGACGGTCACACGGGCTTCCCATCGACCGTCAGGCCGCTGCCGGATGCTACCGGCACCCGACGCGGCGCGCGTATTTGCTTTTCTTGGCATTGCTTTTTCCTCCTGCATTTGTTATGATTGGAGGGCAGTAGGCTTTCCGTTTGCTGCCCCTTATAACCGTCCTCGGTGCTGCAACACCGAGGGCGGTTTTTTACTTTTGTGTGCCTCGCTTGATCTTCTCAGCGGCATTGACGCCTTTGACAAATTTTTCGGCGCGTTTGACGGTGTTGCGCCCAATGTTATGCTCTTTTGCAATGGTTTCAGCTGTATCGCCTTTAATCAAAAGCCCATTTTGGGCCTTTGATTTTCTATCTCCGCCTACAGTCATTTTCTGCGCCTCGTACTGCCGACCGATCAAGTATGTCTTCTGTGCGCCTATTAGATTATTTACTCCATAGTTAAATGTTTATTTTTTGATTTTCTTTTTTTGAAAGAGTTCAACCAAGTTATGTATTGCGCCTCAATCTTAGGATCACTCTTTAATTTCTCTCGCCACTCTGCAGCCTCATTTGTGAACGCAAACAATGCTTGCTGCGCCTGGCCTTGTGTTGACGGCGGAGCTTCTTTTGCACGTCTTGCCATCATGGTATAGATGCTATGATAAATCCGTGCGGTTTCATTTCCCTTTTCTCGCAAAAGTTGCTTTTTATATTTTGCAGCTTGTTTGCAATTCATGTTGGGATATTCTTTACTACGGCGAATGCAATACTTTTCGTCAGCTTTTTTGGGAATAAACAGCTTTCCGCAATTTGCACAACGCTTTATTGTATAGCCATTTGTTGCGAGATAATGTAATTCAGCAACACATAATTGTTCAATAACCTCGCGAGTTAAACCACGAACAAAAAAACAACGATATAGATCACAAGTGATCTCTTTCCCGTTGTCATTCTGTTTAGCAATTCCGTGAAATGGAACTTCAAATCCATAAGAAATAACAATGTCTTCAAACATCTTCAAATCTAATGCTTTGTCACCTTTAATTTTTTCATCAAAGATTCTTTGGAACATTGATTGACACATTTTGGCAGCAGGTAAATTTACATCATATTTAAATTCTTCTGCGCCCCAATAAACATGATTTACTTCGGGCGAATCTTTTCCAAAGTCATCATAACTAATTTCTAAGTCGGAGATAAATGATAATAACGGATATCCGAGTTCAACAATTTTATATGATTTTTTCTCGGCCACACTTATTAAACACTCTTTATCGTAGCCACGCCAAAACTGTAATGTAATCATCTAATCCCCCACAAAGTTGATTCCCTTGTTATATAAAAAACGAGAAATAAACAAATAAACACAAAATTGCTTTCTTTCTAGTATTATATACTCAGAAAGCAACGATGTCAAGTTTGTTGTTGCTGTCATTACAGTATGGGGGTGAAATAAATGAGCAATGAAGCACTCCGGCGATTTGCTGCTGGGAACGGTGTGAAGCTCTGGCAGGTGGCCGAAGCACTCGGAATCGCAGATACCAGCCTTTCGCGAAAGATGCGGAAGGAGCTACCGCCAGACGAAAAAGAAAGAATCGTCAGAATCATTCGAGAGCTTTCGCAGGAGGTGGTTTGATGGCGACGCTTGAACCTATCGCGGTCACAGAGAAACAAAAAATCTTTGAAATCATTCGGGAAATTTCTGCTGAGATGTAAGGGGTTAACGGCTCTTTATATTTAGATAATGTGTTGTCATTGTGTAAAATCCCGTGCTATGTTGTTTGGTACAGACAGGAGGCGATTTTTGTGGGACTTGAAACAGAGAAACTTTTTTTGCGTCCGTCTAAGGCCGCACAGCTTGTGGACACAAGCAGGCAAACGCTCTACGCTTGGATGCGGCTGCCGGGATTCCCTGTATACCGGATTGGGGGCAGCACTCTTATCGCTGCCGATGAGCTTGTCGAGTGGATCAAGACACAGGGGCGGTGAGCGGGTGACATATCTCGATCTTTTGAACTCGTTCCATCAATGGCAGAAGAGCAATTATCTGCCAGGAAATGCAAGGCTACTCTATTACGGGTTACTTGCCGTTTTCAATGAAGCGCGATGGCCGGAGCAGGTACAGATCGATAACTTCCGGCTCATGTCTATGCTCGACACGCGAACGGAGAGGGTAGCAATCGCGGCGAGGGATAGCCTTGTTGCTGCTGGCCTAATTGAATATAGCCGGGGAAAAAAGCGTTCTCCAAACACTTATCGGCTAAAATATACCCCTCAAAAAGTCAGTGAAAATGGCAGTGAATCAGGCAGTGTTTTTGACAGTGAAACGGTAAGTACATCGAGCAGTGTATCAGTATCGAAAACAGTCAGTCATATAAAAGAAAAAGATAAAGATGTTTCTTTTGTTCCGCCTCCCGCCGGAACGAAGAGATCGAAGAAGGTTTTTGAGCACGACTCTCTTCCATATCGCGCTGCGCGCTGGCTCGCGGATCAGATTGAAGGTCGCTTACCAAACTGCACGGCGCATTCAGAAACGACCTTGCAGAATTGGGCGGCGGACTTCGACAAGTGCCATCGACTGGATGGGCACAGCTGGGAGGACATCGATAAGGTTTTACAGTTTTCACAGTTTGATTCGTTCTGGCAAAGCAACATCCTGTCAGGGGGCAAATTCAGAAAACAATACACGCAGCTCCTGGCAAAAATGGGGGGTGGCGGCACGTGATGCAGGACACTTCTTCTCTTGAATATTCCTTGACTGCGACGGTCTGTCTTGAATCGCAGCAGGTCTTGAAACTTCGGCAGCTTGTGAGCACGGACGATTTTTCCATTCCGGCCTGCGCTACAGTTTTTGGCGCTGCGGACAGCGCTGTATCACGGGGCAAAGCGTTTGATGCGAACATCGCCGCTGACGGTCTTCGCGGGCTTGTGGATGCCCCTCGTAAGTTCCTCGCCGAGTGCATCGACGTGACGCCTACCGTGGCACACGCGGAGGAATATGCCCGCCTGTTACATACCAGAGCCGCGGAGAAGCGGCTAAGAGATGGTGTGCTTGCGGCACTCGATGAAGGGAATCCGGCAACAGCGATTGCCGAACTCTGCAAGGCGTTTCTCCTTGACAATGCAGGCGGACGACTGAAAAGCGTCTCGCAGGCCCTTACAGAGACCTTGCAGAGCCTTTCAGTGCAGGAGCAGGCCCGTATCGATACGGGATTCCCAAAATTGGATAGCATTTTGAAGGGGTTCGAGGGGGGACAGCTCATCATCGTCGGTGCTCGCCCAGGGGTCGGCAAGTCTGCTTTTCTGCTCGACCTTGCAGAAAGTGCAGCTCGAGCCGGAAACGAGACGCTTTTCGTCTCGCTGGAAATGAATGCTTCCGAGTTGACCGAGCGCTTGCTTGTGCGCCGCAGTATGGCGACGATGGATGAACTGATTGACCGCGATTTGACTGATGAGCTATGGGACGATATCGCGGCGGCGTCTAACCGCCTTGAACGTCTTCCTCTTCATTTTTGGGACAGGCCCGCGGCAACAGTGAGTAAAGTTCGAGGTGCAGCGGCGACCATTCAAAACCTGCGATTGATCGTCATCGACTATCTCGGCCTGATGCAGGCCGAGCGCCGTGCGGACAGCCGAAATCTTGAGCTCGGACAGATCAGCCGCGACTTAAAAAACCTTGCTTCCGAGCTGCAAATCCCCATCGTTGCGGCGGCACAACTTAACCGTGGTGTCAACGATACCGAGCGCCCGACCCTGCTTTCTTTGCGCGATAGCGGAGAGTTGGAGCAGAACGGCTCAAAAGTATTGTTCCTCTGGAAGATCGATGAGTTCGGGACAGTTGGGGTGTCCGTTGCGAAAAACCGCCGCGGTCGTCAAGGCGTTGTGCAGATGAACTTTGACGGCGCACATCAAAAATTCACCGAGCTTTCGGAGCCGTACCGCGAGCCAGAGAAAAAACGCCGGGGCGGATTTTTGGAGGGTGGCACATGAATATCTGAGGAGAGAAGAAAGAAAAGATGGTCAAAATTCAAATTTTATGGCGGAGGATTTATGACTATCTTGGAAGCGTACAGCATTCTAAAATCAACCAAACCCGCGCGCTGTGAGCGTGAGCGCTATCGCCAGCGTGACGAAATACAGCACCGTGTAATTCCGCTTTTGCCTGCTGATGATCGAGATAAGTTTGAGCGGGCAATGAACCGTCATTTTCGATTATAAAAAAAGCTCTCCCCAAATAGGGAGAGCGGCTCTTGCGGTGAATCCGATTTGTCGATTCTGATTTTACCACAGGAGGAGCGGATATGCAAGCAAAACCACTTGCCACAAATCTTGGCGAACAGGCAAACAAAATTGCAGTGTCAGTGCAGTCCGGTGACGGTGATGTATTGGCCTTGTGGGGGATGTGCCGCCGATATGCTATGCAGCAGGCTACACGGTGGCTCAGAGCGTTTGAGAGCAGCGGCGGTGTCGAATTAGACGACCTTGAACAAAGTGCGTTTATCGGGCTTCTAAAAGCCGTGCAGACATGGAAGCCGGAAAGCGGTGCATTCTCCACTTGGTACACCATCCAGCTAAAGGCGGTATTTGTAGAGGTTTACGGGATGAGGACGAAACGAACGCGCGAAGACCCGCTCAATAAATATCATTTATCGCTCGATACGCCACTGGATGAGAACGAAGACGGCAGCTTTACTATCGCCGATATTTTACCGGATGAAAGAGCAGAGGCAGAATTTGAGGACATCGAACAACGAGACTTTCAACAGGCTGTGCAAGCGGCACTTGCACAACTGCCAAATGCACAGCGCGAGGCCATCATCGGTGAATTCTGGTTCGGGCGAAAGCCTGATGCAAAGGCGCGGCGGGAAGCAATACGAGCCCTGCGGCACCCGCGTATCCGCAAACCGCTGATGGAGTATTACTAATAAAAAACACTGAAACGTCAGATAAAGCAGAGCCGGAAAGGGGGCTTTTCAAACTTTGTCAAAGAAAATTCGAGATGAGACCATTATTGACGCGCTTTTGATCTCCGCGACAGTGCGGAGCGCGGCGGCAAAGCTCGAGATCAACGAGCAGACGATCTATCGCCGAAAACGAGACCCTGAGTTTATGCAGAAGTATAACGAGGCACGGCGCGAGCGAACCGAAGCGGCGCGTAACGTATTGCAGGAGCGGGCACATGCTGCTGCGGATACGCTGGCAACGATCATGCAGGATGCAGACGCGCCCGCACAGACCCGCGTAAGCGCCGCAGCAGAGATTTTACGACAGAACGTGAAATATACGGAGATCACAGACATCATGCAGCAGCTTGACGAGCTTGAAGCATGGCGAAGGGAGCAGGAAAACCGATGAGGAAGAATTATGACATTCGCCTTGCGGCGCTGCGGGAATATCTCAAATCGCTGTCAGCCGATGAAACTACTTTTATTGTCGAGGGCGGCGCAGAGTATCACACAAAAGAAGATCCTTTTAACTACCTGATGCAGCACGGCGCAGTTACTCACGACGGGCGGCGCATTGTCCTTTATCCGCACCCAGTAGAGGGCATAGACGGGCTTAGCTTGAGCCTTTACCAGCTTATTGACGAAGCCATTGAGCGCGGCAAGCTGGAATTGCCGGAATTGGAGAGTGACGAACTATGAACAGCAGTATTAAAGCCCGCCTTGCCTCTTTACAGGCGATTGCAGCGCAGAAGCAAGAGGGCGTAGCTATTATGACCCTGCTTGAAAATGGCGCGTGGGCGGCTTGCAGAGCGCCGCAAAGCCCCGCAAAGGTATTTCAGACGCAGGAGGCAGCACGAGATTATTTATCAGACTGCGAAAGCGTTATCATCATCGACCTTTAAGAAAATCAGCGCAACAGCGCATAAAACAGAAAGGAATTTTGATATGAATTTTGAAGCCAACATTGAAACCGCTGATAGCGTAAAGGAAAAGGTCAAGGCCGCTTTCGGCTTTGATCTGAGAAGTGCCCTTGACCTTGTGAAACGCAGCGACTATGACACGGACGAGCAGTATTTGGACGCTTGCGCCCGCGCCGAGTTGGAACGCAGCAGCCCCGAATACAGAGCAGCCAGAAGCCGCCTTAAAGCTGAATACCATGCACGGCAAGAGGAACAGGAGCGCAAGGCACAGAGCGAAAACTATAAAGCAATCCGCAGCAGCGTGAGCCTTGACAGCGTAGACAAGCACAATATCGATGAAGAAGCCGCCGCACTTGCCCGCCGCGATCTTTCCGCAAATCGTATTGCCGCGTCCGATCTGGGCGCGACCATTGAGAAGTACGCGGCAGAGCTGACGGAAAAAGCAAAGGACAGTAAGGCCAGCAACGCTCTTTTCAATGCTATTCTGCGCGGGCAGATGTGAGCAAAAAAGGAGGATGTAAAATGAATTACAAAAATCGCATTTATGACACCGTGACCGCTTACATGGCTAAATTATCCGAGTTTGACACCCTCGAAAGAGAACTTGAAGCGCAGGAACGTGCCGAAACCATCAGCCGTGTACACGCCGCCGAACGCCGCGAGGAATGGGAACAGCAGCGCAAGGCCGCTTACGAAAACACCATCAATGAGATCGAGCATATCAGGCGCAGCCACGCCGAAGCCGTAGACGAGTGGAACCGTCTTGACAGCTCTAAGCTGGACAAGGACGCCGAAATTTTGAAACTCGATATTCCTATGACGCAGGTGCAGTATCAACAGCTTTGCGACAAGCACAAGAACAATAGTTTAATGCTTGCGCTTCTCTGCGACTACGCCGACCGTCACCGGAACGAAGCCCTTTATGCCGACCGACCGGCAGACGCGCGGCAGCGCAAGGCTGACTTTGACGCTTATGCAGCCAGCGCAACTAACTCTTGCCGTGACACACACAGCATTAGAACCGGAATGTTTCTTGAAAATATCGGTGTACCGGCTACTTGCTCTATTGAGTATTGATCCGAAGCAGCAAGGCGGGGGCAATAGCCCCCGCCCTTCTTTTTAAGTCTCGGATTTATCCGGGGCTTTTTCTTTCGGCTTCATCGCCTGTATGACCTTATCGCGCTGCGTCTGCGTCTCAATCGCTCGACCAACAAACGCCGGAACGGTTTCTCCCGCCCTCTGCGCAGCCTCCTGCGCCGTTTTAAGTGCGGCAGGGGTAAGGATAGCCCCCACGCTCTGCGGCGCTCCTGCGGCCTCGTGTGGGCCGTTTATCCGTTGTTCCACTGCGCCGATGATATACTGATTCATACTCTCACCGGCAATGCCCGCTGCAGCCTTCAGTGTGTCCTTCATGCCCTTTGGCATGGCAATAGATACGCGGTCAAGGTTTGCAGCGTCCCATTTTTGCGCGCTCTTTTTCTGAGCCTCCGATACTGCCATTAAAAACACCTCCTTTTCCACTATCCGCATTATAGCACAGAACGTATATACTTATCAAGTAGATTTATGCACAAACAATCTACTTAATAATTAGATAAATTGTCAATAGACAAACTACTTAATAAGTAGTATCATATAATCACAGCAAGGGGGAAGCAAAACAATGCTTCACAACCGGCGATCAGAAGAGCTTGATAGAAATTCCCAAAGGGATAGAGACTCAGGAGATCGCCGCCCCAACAAATCAACAGGAGGATAACACAATGAGCATCAACGAAATGGAACGCAAAGCCCGCGAGTTGCGGGAGCTGCAAGCCCTCATCGAAGAGGCAACGGCAGAGGCTGAAGCCCTCAAGGACGCGATCAAGGCCGCTATGGGCGATGCCGAGGAAGTCCATGCAGGTGAGTACAAAATCACATGGAAGGCCGTAACCACCGCCAGAATCGACACCGCCGCGCTGAAAAAGGCGCTTCCCGATCTGGCACAGCAGTTCACAAAGGCCACCACCACCCGCCGGTTCTGTGTGGCATGAAAACACTACCAACCACCACGGAAGGATTACAAGGAGGCCGCAACATGGATGCACAAACCCAGATAGCAGCAGAACTTTATAAAACGCTCAATGATGCGCAAAAACAGGAAGTCTTGAGCATGATTGATACTTTACTAAGTCAGCAATTAAACGATCAGCAATCACTTGATTCTCATTCCTCTGCTACGGAAAAGCAAGATAGCATCGCATGAGAAAGGCTCCATGTCCCAGCCGACTAAAGCAAGACACGGAGCCACTACCAACCACCACAGGGAGGCCGGTACATACAGTGTACCGCCTCCCACAAATAAAAGCAAGGAGGAAATTTGCAATGCCCAGCAAGAAAACGGAAAGCACATTGCAGGAGGCAATTCGCCTAATCTTGGAAATGAACGACGAACAAATCGGGATCGTCGTTGAAGCATTCAATATTCAACTGGAGGATGAAACAAAAACCCCGGAAGAATGCGTAATGCTCGCCCGTGAGCGTTTAAGCAAGGAGGAAAAGCGATGAATGAGGCAGAAATCGAAAAAATGCGAAACGACCTTAAAGCCGTCGTTCTAACAATGTCACTTGAACAGAAAATGCTTTTACTCGACTTTATCGACCATCTGGAACAAGGCAGAGCTGGAAAGCGTGAAATGGGAAGCTGTGAGCATTTGGGGAATAAGCAGGTAAACAATTTGGAGGATCAGGCAAAGGAGGGCGGGAACAATTAAAGAGCAACGCCGGGAGGATTCCCGGCGTTCTTTTTTTATGCCCCGTTGCGGTTTTTGTTGCGGTTTCTGTCATTTTCTCACCACACACGTGAAAAAGAAAAAACCTCGAAACCATTGCGGTTTCAAGGTTTTTCTGTGGAGCTGCTGGGCAGATTCGAACTGCCGACCTCATCCTTACCAAGGATGCGCTCTACCTACTGAGCTACAGCAGCAAATGGCGACCAGGAAGGGGTTCGAACC